AACGACGCCCAAGACCCATACCTTCCAGTCAGGCAACTGGACCCTGCCGAGCATGGCCATCGAGACGGCCATGCCGGAGGTGCCGCGCTATGCGATGTATACCGGCTGCGTCTGCGATCAGCTGTCCTGGCAGATGGCGCGGTCTGGTCTGCTGACCGCAACCGCCCGGCTGGTGGCGCAGGGCGAGAACGTCGCGGCGACCACTGCGACGGGCACGCCAACCGCTCTGGCGCTGCAACGGTTCGGCCATTTCAACGGGGCGATCACCCGGAACGGCACGCCGCTCGGCAATGTCATCTCGGCCGAGGTGACCTATTCCAACGGGCTGGACCGGATCGAGACCATCCGCTCGGATGGCCGCATCGAGGGGGCGGATCCAGGCATGGCCGCGCTGACCGGCCGGGTGGAGGTGCGCTTTGCCGACACCACGCTGATCACGCAGGCCATCGACGGCACGCCTTGCGAGTTGGTCTTCGCCTGGAGCCTCGGCGCCAACGCCAGCTTCACCTTCACCGCACACGCCGTCTACCTGCCGCGCCCGCGCATCGAGATCCCCGGGCCGCAGGGCATCCAGGCCACCTTCGACTGGCAGGCGGCAAAGGCCACCAGCCCCGCCCGGATGTGCACCGCCGTCCTCGTCAACACCGTCGCAACCTATTGAGAAGGCCCGCCATGCTGACCCTCGACCTGACCAACGCGCCGCAATGGTGCGACCTCATCCCCGGTGTGCGCGTGAAGCTCCGCCCGCTGACCACCGCGCTGATGGTCTCTGCGCGCGGCGATCCGGCGATTGCCGATCTGCCCGAGGGGGCCGCGACCGAGGAAGCCGCGCTTGCCATGGCCAAGGCGCTGGCGCGGCGCGCGATCCTCGAATGGGAGGGGATCGGCGATGCCGATGGCAGTTCCATCGAGCCGAGCCCCGAGGCCATCGACGCGCTCCTCGACATCTGGCCCGCCTTCGAGGCGTTCCAGACCCTGTACGTCGCCAAGGCACTGCTGCTGGACGCGGAAAAAAACGGCTCTGCGCTCTTGCCGACTGGTCCTTCGGCGGGGGCGACAGCTACTGCGCGGCCTGCGCGGGATCCTGTCCCGACTGCCCCGCACGGCTGAACCAGCCGCTGACGCTCGAAGGCGCGCAGGTCTGGGACCTGGCGCAGCGCCTTGGCGGGCAAATGCGCGTCATCCCCGGCGCGGTCATCGGCTGGGACATGGGGGCGGCGCTGGCGCTTGGCGCCGCCCTCCGCATCTCCCCGTCTGCCATCGCCGAGCTGCTACCCGCCCTCGAGGCGGTGATGGTCCGCCGCGTCAACGAGCAGATCGCGGCGAACCGCGACTGACCCCATTTCAACCGGAGCCCCGATCCCATGGCCGAGAAACGCGTCTCCGTCCGGCTCGCCGCCGTGGGCGGCCGCCAGGTGCGTGCCGAACTGGAGGGCGTCGGCGAGGCCGGGGCGAAGGGCCTCGGTCGGCTCAGCCGCGAGATGGAACTCGCGAACACCCGGCTGGCCGCCTTCGCGCGCCGTGCGGGGCTTGCCCTCGGGGCCGCGGCAGCCGCCGCCACGGCCTCGCTCGGGCTGATCGTCCGATCCACGGCCGAGAGCGCCGCGCAAATCCGGCAGTTCGCGCAGGTCGCCAACGCGACGCCTGAGGCGTTGCAGCGCTGGTCGGCCGGGGCGCGAACGGTTGGCATCGAGCAGGAAAAGCTGGCCGACATCCTGAAGGACGTGAACGACCGGGTCGGTGATTTCCTGCAGACCGGCGGCGGGCCGATGGCGGATTTCTTCGAGAATGTGGCTCCGCGCGCGGGCGTCACCGCCGACCAGTTCTCGCGTCTGTCGGGTCCGGAAGCGCTGCAACTCTACGTCGACACGCTGGAACGAGCTGGTCTCAGCCAGCAGGAGATGACCTTCTATCTCGAGGCTATGGCTTCGGACGCGACGCGGCTCCTGCCGCTCCTGCGGAACGGCGGGGCGGAAATGGCGCGGCTTGGCGAGCAGGCTTCCGACCTTGGCGCGGTTCTGGACAGTGATGCCCTCGAAGCCCTGCGTCGCACCCAACTCGCGCTCGGCACCGTATCCCTCGTGTTCGATGGCCTTCGGAACCGCATCGCCGTCGCCGTGGCGCCGACCATCGAGGCGCTGGCCAATGCCTTCGTCGCCCTCGCATCAGACGGTGGCATCCTGCGGTCGGCCATCGACACGCTGATCGGCAACCTCGGGCGACTTGCCTCCTATGCCGCGACCTTCGCCGCCGTCATGGCCGGGCGCTGGGTCGCGGGATTGGCGGCCGCCGCCCTCTCCGTGCGCGGCCTCGCTACAGCGCTGGTCTTCCTGCGCGGCGCCCTGATCCGCACCGGCATCGGCGCGCTGATCGTCGGCGCCGGAGAGCTAGTCTATCAGTTCTCGCAGCTGGTCACTCGCGTCGGCGGCGTGGGTGAGGCGTTTCGCCTGCTGGGCGATCTGGCCCGCGAGGTCTGGTCGCGCATCGGCCTGTCGCTGGACGCCGCACTCGCCCGTATGGCGGCAGGATGGGAGGGGCTGAAGGCGGCGGGCCTCTCGGCCATTGAGGGCACCATCGCGGGCGTCGTCAGTTTCGGCGACCGGACGGCGGCGATCTTCCAGGGGGCCTATGACGCGGCCGTCGCCATCTGGGGCAGCCTGCCCGGCGCCATCGGCGACTTCGCCTTCCAGGCGGCAAACGGGCTGATCTCGGGCGTCGAGGCGATGCTGAACGGCGTCGTGACGCGCATCAACAGCTTCATCGAGACCCTGAACGCGGCCCTCGCGCTGCTGCCGGAATGGGCCACGGGCGAAGGTGGGGTGCGGATCGGCATCCTCGACCCTGTGGAACTTGGCCGCATCGGCAATCCGTTCGAAGGGGCTGCGACCGCTGCCGGTGCTGCCGCGGCGGACGCCTTCTCGGCAGCAATGTCCCGGACCTATCTTGAGCCTCCCGATCTTGGTCTCGGGGCCATGGCAGACAATGCCCGCGCCCGGGCGGAGGGCTATCGCGAGGCGGCGGGGATGCTGGCTGACGCTGCCGGTCGGCCGCTGGCCAGCTGGCAGGCGTTGAAGGATGCCGTGACCGGCACGGGGACGGAAGCCGAGGCCGCACTCGCCGATGCGGCCGCGTCGGCCGATGCTCTCACGGCCGGGCTGAATGACACGGCCACTGCGGCCGATGGCGCAGGCGGCGCTGCGCGCGACGCCTGGGCGGCTGCGGCCGAAGGCGCGGAGACCGCCCTTACCGGCTGGCAGGCCGTCACCGCCGCACTCGCCGACTATGCCGCCAAGGCGCGCGACATCGGTGGGGATATCGGCAACGCCCTGGTCGGGGCCTTTCAGAGCGCCGAGAACGCCATTGGTGACTTCGTGAAGACCGGCAAACTCGACTTCCGCGATCTGGTCACCTCGATGATCGCCGATCTGGCCAAGCTCGCAGCCCGCCGTTTCATCCTCGGCCCCATCGCCAATGCCCTTTCCGGCGCGCTGGGCGGGGCGGGTGGGATTCTCGCGAACATCCTGCATGCGGGCGGGATGGTCGGTGCCCCTGGTCCCGGCCGGATGGTCCCCGCCGTGGCCTTCGCCAATGCCCCGCGCATGCATTCCGGCGGTTGGGCCGGGCTGCGACCCGACGAGGTTCCCGCAATCCTGCAACGGGGCGAGCGGGTTCTCTCGCGCCGGGAGGCGGCAGGCTACGGCCAGGCGGGCACTTCCACCGTCAATGTCACGATCAACGCCCGCGACGCCGAGAGCTTCCGCCAGTCCCGCACGCAGGTCGCGAGCGACATCGCCCGCGCCGTGTCGCTGGGCCGGAGAGGCATGTGAGGATCAGCCATGGCATTTCACGAGGTCCGGTTTCCGGACAACATCAGCCGGGGAGCGCGGGGCGGCCCGGAGCGGCGCACCCAGATCGTCGAACTGGCGAGCGGTGCCGAGGAGCGCAATGCCAGCTGGGCCAATAGCCGCCGCCGCTATGACGTCGCCTATGGCATCCGCCGCGCCGATGATCTGGCGGCGGTGGTTGCCTTCTTCGAGGCCCGCAACGGTCGCCTCCATGGCTTCCGCTTCAAGGACTGGGCCGACTTCAAGTCCTGCCTGCCGTCGCAGTCGCCGGGGCCGACCGATCAGCCCATGGGCACCGGCAACGGGTCAGCCACCCTGTTCCAGCTCACCAAGCGATACACCTCCGGCGCGCAGTCGTGGACTCGGGCGATCATCAAGCCCGTCGCCGGGACCGTCACCATCGCGCTGAACGGCACGCCTCAAGCCTCTGGATGGTCGGTTTCCACGACCACCGGCCTCGTCACCTTCACCACCGCACCCGCCGCGGGCGTGGCCATCACCGCGGGCTTCGAATTCGACGTCCCCGTCCGCTTCGACACTGACGCCCTCGACGTCACGCTCGACCTCGAACGTCTGGGGTCCATCACCTCGATCCCTCTCATCGAACTCCGCCTCTGAAGGACCGATCCCATGTCGGAACCCACGACCGTGCGCATGGGCGCACTGGCCGCCTACCTGAGCCTTGCCCTCGCGCTGTCGGCGCAGGGCGGGGCCGCGATATGGTGGGCGGGCACGCAGAACACCCGGCTGACCTCGCTGGAAGCGCGGGTGGCCGAACTTCTCTCCACCTCACCCCTCTACCACCGCCAGATCGTCGAGGCCGACCGCCGCATCGCCGTCATCGACGAGCGGATCGCCAACATCCTCGCCCGCATCGAGGCCCTGACCGCCGCGCTCGAACGCCGACACGACGCCCCCTGATTTCCCCAAAAGGACCATCGCCATGCACACGACAGACCGGGGGCTTCTGGCCCTGATCCGGCACGAAGGCGTCGTGCCCGGACCCTATCTTGACGTGAAGGACGTCTGGACCTTCGGCATTGGCCATACGGCCGCCGCTGGTCCGCCCCGATCCGGCGCGGATGCCGCGCGGGATGCCCGCCGACACGCAAGCCGGGATCCGTGAGGCCTTCCGGCTCTTCCGCGCCGACCTCGCGACCTACGAGGCCGAAGTTCTGCGCGCGGTGAAGGTGCCGCTCACGCCCCACGAGTTCGATGCGCTGGTCTCCTTCCACTACAACACGGGTGGCATCGCCAAGGCCGCGCTGACGCGCCACCTGAACGCGGGCAACCGCACGGCGGCCGCAGCGGCCTTCATGGGCTGGCTCAAGCCCGCCGCCATCCGGTCCCGCCGCGAGGCGGAGCGTGATCTCTTCGCCCGGGGCATCTACCCGACCGGCACCATTCCGGTCTGGTCGGTCGACCGCAATGGTCAGGTCGATTTCTCGCGGCCGGTCCGGCGGCTCAGCGAGACCGAGGCGCTTGCCTTGCTGCGCCCGAGCGGCACGCCAATGCCGCCTCCCGCCCAATCCACCACCGCGCCCAGTTGGTGGCAGCGGCTGGCCAACTTCTTCACCGGAAAGGAAACGACATGAACTGGACCTTCGCCCGTGGCCTCGTCTATCTCGCCTGCCTTGTCGCCTCCGGTCTCGCCATGGCGGGGCTGGCGGATTTCGACCTGGCGACGGGAACCTTCGACCTCAGGCCCTTCAACCTCTACGCCCTGACCGGCGCGGCCGGTGGTGTCGTGTCGTCGGCACTCGCCTCGATCGCGCTCTGGCGCGGCTGGGGGCGGAAGTGAAGTCCCTGAACCCCGCCCTGCAGGCCCATCTCGACGAGGGCACGACGACGCTCGC